TCAGGGTCGATTGGTGTTGTCCGTGACCTTACGCGGGCGTTTATGACCTTGGTGCTGTCGGTGGCACTCATCTGAAAATAGAGCGGTGTGGTTCCTGTTTGCTGTGGCAGCAGCGCTGTCTGCAGGGTCGCGAAGTTTTGTTGAGCGCTCACGCCAACGCTTGCGAACGTGTGAATGGTCAACGTGATTTGGCGTCCGCTATAAAAGTCGCGCCCAGAATATGAGCCGTCATTGTATCCGCGGTCGCTGTCCTGAAAACGTAGCGGCGGCAATCCTGCCAGCCCGTCTTCGCTGATGATCTGCCATGGGGTTCCTGCACCGAAAATGAACGGGTTGCTGTCACCAAATTGGAAGCTGTAGTTTGCTAAAGCCATTACGGGGTTGCTCCTACCAATGTTGGCAATCCGAACTTAATGCCGTTCACGATCGTCTGCGTAATCGTTTCAGGTGTTGCTTGCGTGGTTGCGGTGGTGTTGATTGTGAAGTTTGTCATGATGCCGTTGGCGTTTGTTGCAGCGGTGTTTGCTCCCGTCACCGCGTTAGCACCTAGTGTTGGCACGTTTGTTGCGTAACTGGATCCGAGCAGGTTGCGGGTGTCCGCGATGTCTGTCGCTGAAAGCTTTAAGGCGCTGCTTGTCTTTGTTAGAAGTGTGCCCGTAACCTTTGCGCCAATCGCTTTCAAGCTGTCATTCAGGGCTGTCGCTAAATCGGTTAGAGCTGTCGACAACTGATCTGCCGCCGACTTGAATTCGCCCGTAATTGAAGTGCTAATAAAGTCGACGCCGTGTCCGCTCGCGTCCTGTGTTTGCTGGAACAAATCTTTAAGCGACGCTTGCACTTCAGGTGAAGAACTTAGGATCGCTTGCGCCATCTGGTCGCCCATCATTGGTCCTGCTTGCACGATCTGTTGCGTAAAGTCGGAACTAAAACCTGCCGCGGTAAGGTTTGCGACATCCTGACTAAAGTTCTTTATCCCTTCTAGCTTGGATTTCAATCCGTCAACCAGCGCTTGCCCTGAAGTGGCACCGGCGTTATACATGTCTGCCAGACTTATTTGTGTTGCATCCTTGAATGCTGCCTTGAAGTCTGCTATCCGTGACGTGAGTTTGTCTTGGTAATCCTTTACCATTGCCAAACTCTTTTTTTGGTAATCGGATTGCAGTGCTTGTATTTGTTTGTTGGTGTCCGCTAAGAATTGGGTTAGCCCTTTATCCTTTTCCTGCGTTGTCGTATCCGTTGTTGTTGTAGTTAATGGGATGTTGGTTGCCGATTTCAGTTTGTCGGCAATGTATTTATATCTGTCATGGAACGCTTGATCATAAACTTTTTTATAGTCGAAACGTTTAGAAAACTCTGCCGCAGCTGCAGGATCATAAATTGCACCAAACGCGTCAGGAGTCGCGTTGTAGCCTTCGGCTTTCATTGCCTTCAGGATTGCTGTGCGTCGCGCGTTAGTTATTGTCTTCGCGTAAGCGTCCGCCTGTTTGTGGATCTCATTTAGATCTAGCGTTGTCGATTGACCCGTTGTCGGGTTAGTGTATGTTGCGGTGCGCGGTGCCGCCGCTGTATCCATCTGCCCATTCAAGGACATCAACCCTGCCGTCAACAAACCGACCGCAATCGCAATCGCACCGATACCTGTGCTCGCCAAAGCAACCGTGAAACCTTCCGTCGCAATCGTAGACAAAGCAACCACGCCGTTGTATAGCATCATCGCACCTTCGAGCGCCATGGTCGCTATCTTCCATGTTGCGAACGCTGCGGCGATACCCATAATCACTGGAAGCAGTGAAGTAATCAACGGCTGCATCTGAACAAACCAGTCAGCGAACTGCGTCAAAATCGGCAGCAAAGTAGTTCCGACGGTTTCCTGTAAACGTGTCAGCGTCACTTGGAACTTCGTCATCGGATCGCGATCGGCTGCAGCTTTCGCGGTTCCCTTGAACTGCTCCGTCAGCTTGCCCATCCAGTCCTTGGTGTTCTTAATGCCGGGGACTAACCTATTCAATGCGCCAAGGCTACCCGTCGATGCTTTCGCCAACGCCATTGTCACTGACGCTTGGTCGCGTCCCGTTGCCGCTGAAATGTCTAACGCCAAAGTCATCAACTTCATCGCTTGCGTGGTGTCGCCTGTGGATCTGGTTAGCACTGCCAAAGATGGACGCAGCTCTGCGGTCACGTGGTTTGTCAGCTGCCCTAAAGATTCGAGCTGTTTATCGATCGCTTCCGATTGCTCTTTCGTTGCGCCCGCGGTGCGCTCCAAAGCTGCCGACAGAATGAACTGCGACTTGCTGTTTGCGATCGCTTCCTTCGCTGAGTCTTTCAGGAACTTGATCGCTTCATAACCTATGAAAGCGTGCGCAATGGTTTTACCTAAACCTTCGAACTTGCCCTTCAACTTGTCGACCGGTGCGTTCGCTGCGTTCATGCTTGACGCCATGGTCTTTATCTGACCTTCGGCTGCCTGAAGTTGCGACTTGAATTGTTCGGCTTGCAGCTGCAGTTCGACAACTAGTTTATCTATCGTTGCCATCTGCTATCGCCGTTTCCGTAAGTATGCTGCCATAAATATCTGCGTCATCCGCGGTTCGATCGCTTTCGCCGCTGGCATCAGATAAGGATATTTTACATCTTGCTTCCACCGCTTATTTCCGAGCTCCACTGCCCGCGCATAAACCATTGTCGGATAAACGCTTGCCGTGTAATCGCCAAAACCTTCACGCCTGACCGTGGTGGTAATGGATCTGCGAAGCGCACCGCTAATCACGTTCGGTCCGTTCGGTCCGCCGCCTACCCAGTCGATATGTTTATCTGGATCAATGCGTCCGTTCGCGTAGCGTTTGCGTGTTGGTCCGCTCGCATTTAGTTTCGCTTGGCGTTCCACCTGAAAAGCAACTTGCCCTAAAGCGTAAGCTGCCGCCTTCTCGATCGCGTCCGCGTTGATGGCAAGAATGCGCAGCGTGCTGGCAAGGTTGTCGACCTTCACGCTTTCTGTCATTTCTTCTTCAACTCTTCCGCTTCAACTTCATTACGCACATTCGATATCGCAATCATCCAATCCATTAACGCTGCTGGTTGATCGTCAACTTCGGACGGCGTCCACCCGAAGCGATCCGCAAGAACAAAGTATCGCCACTCTTTATCAGGGTATTCGAGTTCATCGTTTCGCTCGCCACCCTTGAGCAGCCATTTTAGTCGCTGTAACTTGCGGTAGTCGCTTTTGGGTTCTGCTCACTTTCGACCGTCTTCGCCAAGCTTGGAAACAATGCGACCAGCGCTGGTTCTGCATGTTCCGCTAACGCGTCATAGTCTGCGATGTCTAGTTCGCCTAATGAGTCGATCTGAATGCTTGGGATCAACAAGTCCAACGTCCAATCTGTGACAATCAATGCCAGCAGTGTGTTGGTTAGTGCAGCGGTTTGTGCGATGCTCACGTTGTCTGATGTCATCAACGGGTAAATCTGGGCGCGATCTTTTTGCTTCAAGGTTGCCGCGTCTTTGAGTGTGACCGTTGCTCCGCTAGGGAGATTAATTGTGTTGCTCATTGTTAGCCTTCTTCCGCCTATTTTGGGTTGGTGTGGACGGACGCGGTGGATAGGCTAACCGAGAACCGCGCCCGCCACGTTTGTTACTGGTATGTGCCCGAAGTGATTGCGTTCTGTAGCGTCCACTTGATTGGGCTGTATCCGACGCTGCCGTCGGTGGTGTTTGCGATACCAGTGAGGTCAATGTTGATTTCCACAAAGTCTTTCGAACGATCAATCTGTGCGGCGTGGTATGCGCCTTTAGTGATCTGTGCGCGGATCTGTGTTGCGGTTGCACCTGACCCGTTTGACCAGTCGATGGTGATCGCTGGCTGGGTGTTGGTTAGGAAGCGGGTTAGTTCTGTGTCTGCTTCCATAACAAACTTCAGGTTGCCCTTCACTTCCAAAGCTCCAAGGAACACTTGGTAAGGGTTCTGGGTGTTGCTCAAACCATAGATTGGTGTTGCTGCTCTGGTCATTGTGATTGAGCCGTCTACCGCGTTAGTGATTGATGATCCTGCGATGGTGACCGCTGCTTGCCATGCTGGGCTTGCGGTGACGGTGCTGAAAGATGAGCTCGGTGTTGATGCGGTCGCTGACGCCCATCCTGTTGCTTTCACATCGTAGTCAAGCAGACCATCTGATGAAAAGTTTAGGGTGAAATCGTGGATCTGGCAGCCCGGGTATGCGCGAACGTTTGCACCATAAAAGTCGGTGATGGTGAAAGGTGTCGGGTTGGTGTCTGCACCTGTAGCTGTTGAATTCTTTAGTGTGATCGCGTGTGTGTATGGTGCGCTTGACCCTGTGGTGGTAACTGCTCCAAGAAGTCCCGCAAGGCTCCAGCCGATAGTGTCAGCGAAAACTGGACCACCAAACTCGACGGTCGAACGTGTGCGACC